AATTACTTGGAGTTGTTTTACTATCATATTGTATTTTTGTAACTATTTCATTTGGTGCATTTTTTTGTGCAAATGCATAATAATTTTCTGTTACAAAATATACTCTGTATAATATATTATTTCCAATCATATTTTCTATTAATAAAGTAACCTGATGTATTGATATTCCATCAAATTGAGTATCATGCATTAACGGTAAACGACTATCGAAAAATAAATTATATGTAGATTCAGTTAGTTCCTTAAAAAAAGTATTTCCACTTTCTTGATGGTTCCATACACTATATTTCGCTCCAGATTCACCTACAAGTACTCCAAATACATCGGGTTCTGGCATTGGTTCTGGTTCTGGCATTGGTTCTGGTTCTGGCATTGGTTCTGGTTCTGGCATTGGTTCTGGCATTGGTTCTGGTTCTGGCATTGGTTCTGGTTCTGGTTCTGGCATTGGTTCTGGCATTGGTTCTGGTTCTGGTTCTGGTTCTGGCTCAGGTTCTGGCATTGGTTCTGGTTCTGGCATTGGCTCAGGTTCAGGAAGTAAAAGTTGATTTCCTTGTTTTGATATACTAAAAGGATTAGTTACTCTTATCCAATAACCATAATTTTTCTCAATAATTTCACTCTTATTAATATAAGAATAATTTGTATTTGATCTATAACTAACAATTTCATCTACTTTGTTAATATGAGATCCAAAAAATGAATTAATAAATTCATTATTAAATGGTACCGAAATTAAATTCCATCCTTGATAAAATGATATAGATACGTTAGATGTAAATGAATCGCCAACTATAATTTTTGAGAAACTTTGTGTAATTCTATACCAATAACCTAAACCTTGTACTAATGGATCTGAATTGTTTACTAATATATATTTTTTATTAACTGTATCATATGTAAATATTTCACTTATTTTATTTATATCATCTCCAAATAAATCATTTACAGTATTAGTATATCCAAACGAACTTAATAAATTCCAACCCGCATTAAACGCAATAGTAGTCATCTGAATTATATATATTATATATATATATATCATTCTTAATTTAAATATTGTTGTGTTTTTTTTAAAGGAACTGTATATCCTTTATTTCTAACACGATTTAATGCTTGATTGGTTATAATGTCAGTTGTGTTATTTGTAAATGACATTGGTTTGCTATTTGGGTTCATTGACGTTGCACCAATAGCATGAGCTTTTTTTGAATTTATCACACTTGAAGAGTCACGGTTCGTATTTGTATACCACCTTTTCTCTGGTAATACCGGTACTGATGATATAGTTCTAACATGTTGTACCCTATTTAATGCGAAATTATTTTCATTATCTGAGGTTTTATCCTTTATAGGCATCGCATTCAAACTATCTAAAATTCCATTGTTTATAATTCTCAATTTAAACATTATAATATAAATATATATTTTATTTAATACGTTTCAATAGTTTCTTGATATTTTTGTTGTGGAACCATGATATTGTTTTTCTCATACCATTCATTCTTTACTTGTTGAGGAATATTAATAAAATGATGTCTTTCAAATGAATCGGGTGTTGTATAATACAATGTTATTGGTACATCACCCTTTCCCTTTGATGGCATACGTGCTTTAAAATAATAATTTTCATTCGCGGATCCAACTTTATCATTACTACGTATTCCCGTAAAAGGACATCTTATTAATGTGCCTACATTTGCACTAGTTGAATACATCTCAATCCGGATTTTGATTTTATTTTTTATTATATAATATACATTATAACCAGCGTCAAGTTTTTTAATAGTATCTTTATTCGTACCTTTTTTATTTAAATTACCATTTACACTTTCTATTGTATTTATTACCGAATCTTCATCATTATCACTCAATGATACAAGACTGTGCGTGTCCATAAATTTATCCACTTCATAATTGCTCATAATTAAATATACTCTCGCTTATTTCTGTATATCTATAAATAATAATAAGTCTTTATATCTATTAAAAAAATATTTTAATAAAATATATATGAGACTAACGTATAAATTATTTTTAATAGTAGGTTTAGTATTATTTGCATTTATATTTTTTTATATAATTAAAGCTATATTTAAATCCATTAAAATAAAAAATCATATGTATGTTGCAAATGTTTGTTTTTACTGGTTATGTTCACTTATTTTATTTATATTAATTATTCCGTAAAAAACAATATATAAAAAAGTCAATACAAAATATATTATGTCTATACCAGAAAATTTTAAACCGACGATTATTGATTTTATCAATGACTTAAGTAAAACTTTTCCTGAATATACAAATCTATGGGAAAAATGGTCAAACGCGAACGATGAAGAATTTCAACAACTGTTTGAATATTGTAAAACGGTATATCCAGAAAGATTTTTCGATGTTCTATATCAAAATGTTGATATATTTCTAGAAGATAGTAAAACAAACACTTATTTTTTACCAGATGTAGACTTTAAATTGCTTTTCAATTGTGAAGGTGTAAGCGATAATACAAAAAAAACGATTTGGAAATATATACAAGTAATTTTATTTATTACTGTAAGTTCAGTAAAAGACAAAAATAGTTTTGGTGATACTGCTAATCTATTTGAAGGTATTGATGAAAGTGATTTAGAACAAAAATTAAAGGACACAATGAATGATATTAATGGACTTTTTAATAATTTAGGAGTTGATATGGACAATATGACAGAAAATGAAGACAATGATCAATGTAATGAAGATAGTTCCGGTGATGAAGATGCATCTGGTGAAAAACAAAAGTTTAATTTTAATCCAATGGAAGGTATGCCTGATATGGCTGGATTACATGAACATTTAAAAGGACTGTTTGATGGTAAAATTGGTCAACTTGCAAAAGAACTTGCTGAAGAAATATCAGGTGATATTCCTGGATTATTAGGCGAAGACGATGGATCTAAAACAACAGAAGACGTATTAAAAAATATGATGAAAAACCCTAAAAAAATGATGGGATTGATAAAGACAATTGGTGAGAAAATTAAGACAAAAATGGATAGCGGTGATATTTCAAAAGATGAATTGATGGGAGAAGCATCTGAATTGTTATCCAAAATGAAAGAAATGGGAGGTGGTAAAGAGTTTAATAATATATTAAAAAAAATGGCAGGTGGTATGGGGAAAAATATGCGTATGGATACAAGTGCACTTAATCGCATGTCTAAAATGGAAAGTACGCGTGACCGGTTATTGAGAAAAATGGAGAAAAACAAAAATTTGAAAGTTCAAGATGAAGACGGAAATATGACTTTTTCTATTGATAATGAAGAAAAGCAAGAACGATCAAGTATTGTTCCACCAAAGCCTCAAAATGATGATGAGTTAATAGCAGCATTTCAAGAAAATGTCATTGAAGAACCTAAAACCACAAAAAAGAAAAAAAAGAAAACTAAAAAATAATATTTAGATATTAATATATTTTAATATTATATAAAAATGAATGAAAAAAATGAATTATTTATTCAACACCAAATCCAGAGTGCTATTTTTACAGAGAGAGAGAACATGAGTGAAATCACAACAGAATTATCAAAGCGAATTGACGACCTTCAAGAACAAATTGAAAAATTGCAAAATCCCAAAATACCAGAAGAGTTAAATACTATCACACAACCACCAAAGTTTAAAAAAGGAGAATTAGTTATATTAACTGAAGAAGTTTTAAAAAAAATATTTGATGACTGGAAGAGAGAGAGATCAAGTGGGTATATGGTATCTTATGATTATATAAAGTCATATAATAATGAAAGAAAGATGGAAGTTAAAGATATCACTGAAAAAAATGGAAAATATTTATATGAATGTCGGTCCAAACACAAAATTGTAGAACATGTTGCAGAAGCTTTACAACTTTCACCTAATAATAAATATGGAGATTTTTTAGACAAGATTGTGGAAAGTTTGATAAATTATTATGAAAAAAATTCAGATAAAAATGATACTGTTATTAAAAATGATACTGTTATTAAAAAATATAAAGACACGCATCAAGCACGCGAAAGTTCTGGAATATTTGAAGGAATAGATCTACGGCAAGTAGACATAAGACTAGATGAAGCACAACAACCTGAAACAGAATTAATGAAAAGAACACGTGAAGCACTTCATGAAATTTTTAAAAATATTGATCCATCTGATTTACATCCTTCTTTATCTAAATTGAAATCACAAAATTATTTTAATGATGAAAAATATAATAATGGTTTATATTTATATCATCCAGACATTGGAAAACTAGATGATGAAAAACAAAAGATTATTTTTTCTGATGCAATGTTATTAACTATTATTGATCAATTAAATAGTGTATATCTAGGTGGAAAAAAACGTAGAAAAACTAAAAAAGCCAGAAAAACTAAAAAATCCAGAAAAAATAGAAAATCTAGAAAACAATAATATATTACATTAATATATAATGAAATTTAAGAAATTTATAAATATTCCTGCTTTTATTATTAGTTTAGCGTTTGGATTATTTGCAGTGTATATGTTAAATCCAGACAATAAAACAATATTAGTATATCCCAATCATGAAAATGCTCATTTACTGCAATATCGAGATAAAACAGGCGCGTGTTTTTCAATTCACGAAGAGCCAGTGATTTGTCCAGGAAATGCAAAAGATATAGCGAAAATTCCAGCACAATCATAAATTCTTATAAAACTAAATTCTAATACTATATTATAATGAACTTTAAAAGACTATTAAATACAGAAACAGGAAGAATTTGTATATCAATAATTTTAGGTTTAGGATTAGCAGCTTTATTTAGAAAAGTTTGTAATGATAAAAATTGTATTGTTTTTAACGGACCTATTATCAGTGAATTTGAAGATAAAATCTTTAAATATGATGAAAAATGTTATAAATATTCATTAAAAATGGAGAAATGCAATACAAATAAGAATATTGTCGATATTTCATCTCCTAGTGAAGAATTCGTTAATAAAAATACTTTTATTTAAATTCGTAATGTATATGTCAAATACAACACGAATTAGTGATTTACCGGAAAACGTTAAAATGCAATTAAATGATCAAGATAATAATACATCTTATTCATTAATGAATGTTCACCCAAATCCATATGGTAATGCTTTACAACCAAATAACATTCCTTTACCTCAAGATTCACAAACACAAAAAAATACAAATGTTCCATATTTAACAGAAGAACAAATGCAAATGATTAATTCAACTGAACAGAGGTTTCCATCTCGCGATATTCCTATGGATGAAACTATTTATCAAGATATTTCAACAACACCTAATTATATTCCTCAACCAAAATATAAAGAAGATTATATTTCTGAATATGAAAGAGCATCTCGAGAACATTTTGCTAATCAAGCAAAAGAAAAACATATAGAATCGACCATGGATATTATCTTTTCTGAAATACAAATGCCCATTTTTATTGGTACTTTGTTTTTTATTTTTCATATGCCATTAATGAATTCATTTTTTTCGAAATACTTTTATTTTTTATCTATTCACCATAGTGATGGACATTTGAATTTTTTTGGAATATTAGTAAAAACATTGTTATTTTGTAGTATATTTTATAGTCTAAACAAGACAATCAATTATTTAAGTATCATTTAATTGTATTATATCTTTATATAATGTGGTTTCTCGCGCAACATTTTTTATTACTTTTGGATAATAGTGGTTACGGTTCTCTCCTGCAATTGATTGTTGTTGAATAACTAAACATTTATTTGAAAAATCTGAGTCTGCGTCTTCATATTCTGGATTACTTTCTTTCCAACTTTTCAATGCAGTAACGCTTTTTCTTGATACTTCTTGTATTGCATTTACCAATTTATTGTCATCATCTTCTTTTTGCCATGTATTTTCGTCTTTTATATACATTATCTCGCGTTTTGAATCTGTGCAATGTATTGGACGTTCATATACACTCAATTGTTTTAAATTATCCATAAAAATCTTGGTTATTCCGTCTATAAATCCCATATTTGCATTGTTCTCCAAATCATCTTGAGATACCTCTATTCTGTCTATAAAATCAGTGAAATTTAGTGCTCCCGCACACTGATTATTTAAAAACATGTTAATACTAAGTTTCTGGTTATTATTAATAATATTGTTATTTGTTGTCATAGACGGTTTTGTCTTTTCCACCACTTCTATCATTTTATCATTTTGTTCCAACATCATATTTTTTAATTCTTTATTATCTTCCAATACTTTTGTGAAAATCTTCATCATTGTTTCATTTGAATTTTTCATTATTGGTACTTCTTCTTCTTCTTCCTCAAAATATTCATCATTTTTACTACAATTTCTTTTATGTTTAGATAATGAAGATGCATGAACATATTCTTTACCGCATTCACAAATATATTTCATGGAACTTTTTGGAACTTTTTTGTTAGTCACTGTTAGCCGTTTATGTTTATCGGTTGAAATATGTCTATTATATTGGCTTTCTCTAAACGTGTTATAGTTACAAATTTTACAAAAGAAATTAATGGAACTTTTTGGAACTTTTTCATTAGTCATTTTTAATTAATATAGACTAACAAAAAAAGTTCCACTAATAAACTTATTCATTAAATACATTTTATATATTTTTGTGTTTTCCTAGTATTTTTATTCAGGTTTTATTACTATGAACGCTGTAAAAATATTTTGGAACTTTTTGTTAGCCATAATTAGCCATTTTCATCGATGCTAACAAAGTTTTTTTTTCAGAAAATCAATATAAATGAGTTATGCTAAGTAAATTAGAATTATATTTTTATGGAACTTTTTGGAACTTTTTAAATTAGCCATGGAGACTAACAAAAAAAGTTCCAAAATCACCACCCACATTTTCTCAAAAAAACCATGCAGTCCCACAAAAATAATAAATTTAGGATTTAAAGCATTATGCTAAGAAGTGAAAAAAGGGGTAAATTTTTGAGATTTATTTCTTCAGATTTGAGTTTTGGACATTTTAAAATGTCCAATTTCATTTTTTTCAAAATACTTTTATTTAATCTCCGACAAAACGCCAAGTAAAATTTCTTTGTTTTTTAACAAAGGTTTTTTACGCCAAAAAAGGAGATTATGTACTATCCTAATAAAAATTAATTATTATTATAAAATATTAATTAATGCAGTTATTTAAAGAAACTCGCCAAGTTTTTGAATACAGATTTAGATTTAGATTTTCTGATTTTTTTTGTGTCATTTTTTTTAGATTTTCTAGTTGAATTTTTTTTGTTATGTATAGGTTTTCCATCATTGTATCCATATTTTAAGAACCACAAGTCGTATTCTTTAGAATTTCTTTTATGTTTGAGTTCAGCAAATTTCTTAACTTTTTGAGAACGAATACTTTCTAGTGTAGGTTGAAGACCTTTGCAATTAATACTGAAACGTTTTAACAAACCTTTTTGTTCCAATTTGTTTTTATTTTCAACGTCAAATAAGTATTTTGACATGCACAATAAGCGTTTCTTAGGTTGATATGGTAGATCAGAATAATAGAAAGCTAGATAAAAACTTAACATGGTATCAATAGTAGCAACTTTTATACTAGTACCACTTAAATTAATAGAATTGTAACTATGACAAGCAATCGGATAATAAATCATAGCCAATGTTTCATTTTTAACACGTATTTCAATATGTTTAGGTACAAGTTCTCCAATTTCTTCATGTTCCATAGCTTCAGCATTAATACCAATTTCTTTTAATTGTTCTAAAACAATGATAGCTAAATTTTCAGGGTCTTCACTAATAACATCAAAATCTGGTAGTTTTTTAATAATAGAACTGTTATTTTTAACATATTTTGAAAAAAGTCTAACGGCATAGCCACCTAGAAAAATAGCATCCTGATCAGAAAATGCATTTCTTAAAGTAATATATATTTCTTCGGATTTATCTTTAAAATTATCCATATTACGTTGAAAGTCAACCGTTTTACAATCATGTGCTTTTAAAGGATAATGTTTATTTAAAAGAGTTAATCTTTTGAGAACTTTTTCCCATCGAGAGGTATCTCCGGCAGGACGAGATAACTCAAGAAACATATTTAAACGTAACAAATTAGGAGGAGAATATTTAATACCAGAAACAGTTTTTGCTTCTCTTTCAATTGCCTCGAATAAAGTAGGATGTAAATAAGTAATATCAGCAATAGCAATGAAATTAACAAATACTTTATAAGTACCAAAATGAACACCTGCTTTTGCCTCAACCTCTTGAAATCCTTCTTTAAAATAAATATCAGCTAATTCTTTGGCATCAGCCATAGCATTTTTTGAATAAAAATCATAGTCAGGAATTTCAATATCTCGGTCATAAAATTGAGCGTATTTTGGTAAAATATTATTAATAGCGGTTCCGCCATAACAAATACATTTCTTTTTTTTTAAAAAGTTCTCAAGAATAGTAATCATTTTTGAAATGTTTTCATCTTGAGCGATTTTGGATGAATTTTGTTTTTCAGATTCGTCTACTGCATGACGTAAAATAGCTAATTCACAATCTTGAAATGTCATACTATTAGAGCATAATTCAGTATTAAATTTATTTTTCATATATTGTATATATTAATACAATATATTAAATATCTTGATTATTAATTTCTTTATTAATATAATATAATGATTGCGCTAAAGGTACAATTGCACTTTTAAAATTACCAAAAAATCTTTCATACATGTCCATATTTCCATCTTGAACATAAAAGTTACAACATACTATTTGAATACCATAATTTTTAATTAAATTATGAATATTTGGGTTCTCCATAAATCCATAAAAGTTTGCACCGGGATTAGGGAGAACCATTTTATACATAGAAACATCTGTATTAATATTATCATCTTTTACTGATGGAGATATATATTTTTCTTTTAAAATAATAGAATTTCTATATGAACGTAATGTTTGTGAATTGCTTTGTAAATTATATGTATTCATATTTTTCAAAATATCGGGATTTTTAGTGTCAATTAATCCTTTGTCAATAATAACAACATATTTTCCCATAATATTTGAGATTTTTGTTTTCCCATTTACTTTACCGCTGTATCGGTTAACACTTAAATTTGTATCAATGATTTTTTTAACCTTTTCATAAATAGAATTATCAATACCAATTTCATTACCATTATTATCTTTTTGTTGAGATGTTTTAATTCGAATATGAATAAACATAGGATCATTTACATTAGGTGTAGGAGCTTGAAAAGCAAAATTATTAACTCGATTGAGAACCTCTCCTAAAGGAATTGTATTTTTAGATTCAATATCTCCATTGAAATCATCAGAAGAGAACCCAATAACAGGTGTACTTTCATTTTTATCTTCTCTTAATGAAAATACTTCAAAATCTAAAAATCTACAACCACTAATAATAACATTTTGAACCATATCTAAATTAACATATTTACCGGTACGAGCAGTATTACATGAACCTTTAATAACATATTGTTTTAATTCTAAATCTTGTATATTCGGGTTATAACTACCAATACTTGGAAAAGTGGTTTGTTCCACAGATTTAAATTCAGTATTTTGTTCAGGAGATACGCCTTCTAAACCTTCGATTAATGATTTTTTTAATTGCATACGTTGATGATAAAGTCTATATAAAATAATAAAGGCAATAATAAAAATTAAAATAATTAGAAATTTCTTAATAATACTCATTATAATATAAAGTAATATAAATTATTATAATATAATATATTATAATGGCTGGCGGATTATTAAATATAATATCTGAAGGTAATAATAACGTAATTTTAACAGGAAGTCCAACTAAAACATTTTTCAAAGTAAAATATTCAAAATATACAAATTTTGGTATGCAAAAGTTCAGATTGGATTATGAAGGAAATCGTGATTTACGATTAACAGAAGAATCGACATTCAAATTTAAAGTAAAAAAATATGCAGATTTATTGATGGATACATATTTGGTTGTGGCATTACCAAATATTTGGAGCCCCATATATCATCCAAACCAATTTAATGGAAATGCTTGGGCACCATATGACTTTAAATGGATTAAAAACCTTGGTGCAAATATGGTTAAAGAAGTATTGATAACCGCAGGAAACGCAACATTGCAAAGATATACAGGAGATTATATTTCGGCAATGGTAGATCGTGATTTTACATCTGAAAAGAAAAATTTGTTTAATGAAATGACCGGAAATATAGAAGAGTTTTCAAATCCAGCAGCAGCATTTGGAAGGGCGAACTCTTATCCGTCTGCATTTTATCAAATGGACCCAAAAGGTGCCGAGCCTTCAATAAGAGGTAGAGATTTATATATACCTATTAATACTTGGTTTACAATGGATAGTAGATGTGCATTTCCACTAGTGAGTTTACAATATACAGAACTAGAAATAACAGTTACATTAAGATCAATTCAAGAATTATTTCAAATACGTGATGTATTTGATAGTACAAATAATTATCCATATATACAACCGGATTTTAATAGAGATGAATTACAAATGTATCGATTTTTGCAAAATCCACCATCTATGTTTTTGGATGAACCATATTATGAAAATAAAATATCAATTTGGAACGCAGATGTGCATTTAATTGCAAATTATTGTTTTTTATCTAAAGCGGAAAAGCAAGTATTTGCATCAACCGAACAAGTATATTTAATAAAAGATGTATTTAGGTACAATTTTGAAAATGTTACCGGTTCAAAACGGTTAAAATTATTATCATCAAATGGTATGGTATCAAGTTGGATGTTTTATTTACAAAGAAATGATGTAAATTTAAGAAATGAATGGAGTAATTATACAAATTGGCCATATTTAAATCCACCTAAAGACATAGAGCCCGCACAGAACAATATACCAAGTGATCAAAATGTACCTACTACATTAGATGTTCCATATGGTCCAGGAATTAATCCAAATTCAAGAAATACAGGTTTTTTTGTGAGTGGTGTATTTAATGTTGAAAATCAAAAACACATATTAGAAACAATGGGAATATTATTAAATGGAGAATATAGAGAAAATACATTAACCCGAGGAGTATTTGATTATGTTGAAAAATATACCAGAACAAGGGGTGCAGCAAAAGAAGGTTTATATTGTTATAATTTTTGTTTGAATACCAGTCCGTTTGAATATCAACCGTCTGGAGCAATAAATATGAGTAAATTTAATTCAATTGAACTAGAAGTATCAACATATGTACCACAATTCGATTTAAGTAATAATTATAATGTAATTTGTGACGAAACCGGAGAACCAATTGGTGTAACAAAGCAAAATTGGAGATTATTTGAATATAATTATAATTTAACATTGTTTGAAGAAAGATATAATGTATTAACTTTTGTTGGTGGAAATTGCGGTTTATTATATGCTCGATAATATTTTAGTATCTTAATATATGATGGATACTAAATGGAATGAAACATTAAAATCAATAAATAAAAAAGAAAATTTTAAAAGTAATATTACTAACAATGATGTGTTGATATTGGAAAATAAATTGAAAAAAATAAATCAAAAAAAAATAAATCAAAAAAAAACTTTAACAAAATTACCACTATTGGAGAACATTTATGAAAGTTTTGAAACAAAAGAAGGGATGGAAAATAATGTGGAAGTATTTACGAAAGCAACACCATTATTGGTGCCACATAATAAAATAGGAGAAATATATTTGAAAAGTAATATTGCAATTTCATATACAATAAAAATCAATTCAGTGCAAGCAAATGATATTCATGAAAATCAATTATTATGTATTATAAAAGATACGAATGGTGTATTTAATAGTGAAAATTTGCAACAAAGTATTGGTATATTTTCAAAAATAATAAAAAATAATGGAAAAACATATATTGATTTCTTTTATGTAAAAGATGGATCTATTGAAAAATTAACGTCTGAAAATGATGTTGAATTGGAGAACAATGCAAATATAAAATTAAGAATAATAATAAGTGATAATAAAGTCAATATTTATAAAATAAAAGATCAAAATGAAACTCATATAATACAAAATAAAGATATAAGTTATCCAAGTCAGTTAAAAACCGGTACAGCTTATATTTATACAAGTACAAAATTAGAAAGATCCGGCGAATCATCAATTGTATCTGTACCAGAAGGAAATATGAGTAATCTACTTGTAATGATGTCTAATTCTTCTATAACAAGAAATTCGGTTGTTTCAAGTGAAAATGGATTAACTAGTGAAGCTGGAGAACTACTTGATACTGGACAAGACATATCAAATAGCCTTAATAAGTTATCAAATTTTGAATTTAAAAAAGATTTTTGCGAAGATGAATTTTTAGATGAACTAGAACGATTAGGATTTATAACAAGAGATGAAGATGGTAATGTATCCGAATTTAAAGAACCCGAAAAATACAATGATATAAAACATCCAGATGGAAGTAAAAGTTGTTCAAAAGGAGATTTAAAATTATTCAAAGGTGATATAGTAAAATTAAAAGTAGATAAAAAAAAAAAATGGAAAGTGATAGATATCGCAGATACAAAAATAACAATTGAAACAATTCAAGAATATACATATGATGTTGAAAATAATAATATAATTGACAATGGCGAAGTAATACAACAAGCAAATGAACAATTATGTGAGGAAAATTCTTGTGAATATAATAGTGATAATGAAATAGAAAAAATAACGATGATGAGAACAATAGAAGTAAATGAAAGTGAATTAGAAAGAGCTACTCCATTTGAAATAACAAAAATATTTAAATATATCAGATATATTCCAAAATGCTTTTATGTATTAATAGCAGGAATAGATTATATCCAAAAGAAAACAATATCAATTTTTTGCGATGCCATAACAATTGCATCAGAACCAATAACGGAAAAAGATAAAAGATTAGTAATAAGTGAATATTATAATTTAGTTTATTTATTTATTATTGTTTTTATCACATATAATTTGTTTTATATATGGTGTTTCCAAGATAAAGATGGTAATTATGTTCCATTAAAAAATTTTAATGAAGAGTTTTTGAATGCACAATCGAATTATAGTAGTCAAAGTGAAATGCAACAAACGGTACAAAAAATATTCAATTTCTTTTTTGAATTTTTGATGTTTCCTATATTTTCAGTAGATACTATTTTTTCTCGTCGTGATGCAAAGTTTGAAATGCCACCACCATTTGGATTTTTTGGAAAAATACCCTATTCATTTCCATCCATATTGGAATATATAATAAGATTTTTTTCAACAAAACAAATTGCAAATATTAAATGGTATTTTTTATTTTTTGTATTGTATTTTAATAGGAAAAAATTAACACATATATTAAATGGTTATGCAGAAGGTAAAGATTGGCGTCAATTAATATTTTTATTATTTGCAATAGGAATTATATCGAAATCGATACCTGAATCATGGTTAAGATAAATACGTAAATATATATATTAATTTATAATATATATATATAAATGACTGATAACTATGATCCTTTTGCTACAGAGGATGATGATTATGATGATCCTTTTACTACAGCTGATGATGATTATGATAATTATGAAGTAGATGAAGAAGATTTATTAAATGAATCCGAAAATGCAGAAAATGAAGCAGCATCAGCAGAACTTACAGAAAATCAAGAAGAAAATCAAGAAGAAAATCAAGAAGAAAATCCAGAAGAAGACGGTGAGGAAAAGAAATCTAGATTATCGAGGTTAGGTGAAAGTGCGAAAAATATTGGGAAAAAATTAGGATCTTCTGCTATGAATACAATACAAAGTGGTGGGTTTATATCAGGTTTAATGAGATTTTTAATATGGTTGTTTAGAGTGATATTTGCATATAATTTATATCCATTTTTGTGCTTTATAATATATTTTTATTTAATCATGTATGTATTTTTTGGAATATATATGCACAAAGGTTCAGATACAATATCGAGAAAAATAGAACAAATAAATGAATTTACAAATTTAAATCCAGATCCAATAAAAGGTTGTGAAGATGAATTTTGTGGAAAACCATTTTGGCATCCAAAAGTAGTATCAGTAAAAATGATAAAAATAATAAATAAAATTTCTGATTATATATTACCATTTTTCGTTATTGGAATATTATTAAAATCAAATGTTGTTTATAATACAAAAATAAAATCATCAAATTTACGTATAGGGTTAAATGTAGTGACAATAACATTAATTATCATTATTATAGGCAGTATTGGATACAAAGGAACTGAATTTTTGAAACCAACAGAAGAAAATAGTTATTTTGATCAATATGAAGACATTACCCAAAGCCCTGCTAAACCAGATGATGAAGTACAAGAATTAAACTCACTTGAAAATGAAATTAATTATTAAATAAACTATTTATAAACTACTTAATAAATAATTTATTATGGGAAAAAAAAAACAGAAAGTTAAATTGTATCCATTTGTTTCGGTTTGTACACCTACATTCAATAGACGACCATTTATTAAAATGATGTTTGAATGTTTTCGCAATCAGACTTATCCAAAAGATCGAATTGAATGGATTATTGTGGATGACGGAAGTGATAAAATAAAAGATTTGGTAAATTCATCTGATCTACCACAAATAAAATATTTTCCGTTAAATGAAAAAATGACATTGGGTGCAAAGCGTAATTTTATGCATACAAAAACAAGTGGTTCTATTATTGTATATATGGATGATGATGATTATTATCCACCTGAGCGTATTGCGCATGCAGTAGAAAAGTTACAAAAAAATAGACAAGCACTTTGCGCGGGTTCAAGTGAGTTATATATTTATTTTAAACATATACAAACTATGTATCAATGTGGCCCTTATGGACCAAATCATGCAACTGCAGGTACATTTGCGTTTCGTAAAGAATTATTAAATATAACAAGATATAATGAAAATGCATCTTTGGCAGAAGAAAAAGAGTTTTTACATGATTATACAATACCATTTGTACAATTGGATCCAATGAAAACAATATTAGTGTTTTCACATAATCACAATACATTTGATAAAAAGAAAATGTTGGTGAATGCAAATCCAAATTTTACTAAACCATCGGATAAAAAGGTGGAAGAATTTATAAGACTTGAACATGAACATGGGATCAAGAAATTTTTTATGGAAGATATAGAGGGAGCGTTAGAAAAATATGAATTTGGATTACCAGTAATGAAGCCAGATGTATTAAAACAAATAGTAGAATTGGAGGAAAAAAGAAAAAAAATGATGGAAGAAAAAAAAAATGATCCGGAAAATCTCACAGTACAAATCAATGGTGGTCCACCAGAAAAGTTGAATTTACAAAATGCTATAAAAATAATACAAATACAATCGCAAGACATAGAAAAATTAAAAGCTCGTATAGGAGAGTTGGAAAAACAAATTTAGTCGGCGTCACTCAAATCTTCAATTATATTTTCTTTTTTAACGTTTTTATCTAAGAACCGATAAATACGTTTAATATCTAGTTTATTTACATTACAATTTTCAAAAATTTCCTCTAAAATTTCAGGATTATTTTCAATTTCGTGTTCCATATAAAGACGTAGTTCTTGAAAAAAGGCAATCATATCTTTTTTATCCATATTAAATTCTTGACACAAATTGAAGATAAAAACCTGATTATTGTATTCAGTAGAATATTTTGTCAAAACTTTTGTAAACCTAATATCATTAACAATTTTATTTTTTTTAATTAAAGCATTATGATATAGTTTATTATTATGAAACGTTTTCATTAATGAACTCATTTCATTAAATTGCCAAATTTGATTTTGAAATGTAATTCTATCAATATAATCAGAAAAGCAAATATTATCCAGCATTTTTAAATATAATGCAACCGGTTTTTTTATTTTATTTGAATTAATATTATCAATGACGTTTTCGTGCCATAATAATGAAACAATTGTGCGATCGTTTTCATTCATGAAAGTATTATGTTCTTCTATTTTGTATTCATTTTTGAATAATAATGCAGTAATATTTTTGGAGTCCTCATTATGGCATTTAACTTTTAAAATATTATCAATAAATTTTTCATTCAATAAATGACCGGATTTGTATAATTGTTCAATAAATTGCACTTTTCTTAGATCACCTTGTATATATTCAATTGACTTTTTTTTAATAGAATTACTGACATTTATATTATTTAAAAATATGGATATTTCTTGGTTAATAGGTGTTTTTAATTCAAACACATTGCACACTTTCATAAGCTCTTTTATTTTTTTATCAAAAAAATAATTACCAATACAAATAATTGGGTTTAATGATACATTTTCCAATTTCTGTTTTTTTGTCTTTTTTTGTCGTATAATCTTAATAAGTGCACCAATACCACCTTTATCTCCATTGTTCATACCATCAATTTCATCCATAACAATTGCGATTTTTCTCTTTTTTTTATTCATCATATCCAAAACATTATGACTAGAAATATTATTAGAAGTTATTGTATCAATCAAATTTTTATTACGGACATCCCCCGCATCATAACTAATAATATCATAATCCAAATCTTTCAATATTTGTTTAATGAAAAATGTTTTACCCGATCCAGGAGAACCATACAAATAAATACCTTTTTTGAAATTAATATTTTTACAATTTTCTTGGAAATTTAATAATATATTTTTAATATCATTTTCGATTTCTTTTCTATTGAATATAGTATTTATATTATTCCAATTATTAATATTTTCCATATTATAATATATGTAAAATATTTATATGCAAATTAAACGAAATTATTTTGCAAATGAACTGAAGTCTGATGTTCTTGGTAAAAAGTTAGAAGGTGGTCTTCTTTGTAATTGACCATTGTATGTATATGGATCACTTGTAGCAGCAGTAACACTTCCTGTTCCAGGTACACCCATTTGACCATATTGATTAAGTGATGTTTGACCATAACCGGTTGTATTCATATTGCCTTGATTAACATTTGTTGGACCACTACCCAATCCACCAATAAAATCGGCTGTACCACTAATTGCATCTTTACCTAATCCAATGGTACCCGTTACTGCATCTTTACCTAATCCAACTGTACCTGTTACTGCATCTTTACCTAATCCAACTGTACCTGTTACTGCATCTTTACCTAATCCCAATGTGTCTTTTGTTAATCCAACTGCTCCACTACCTCCAGATTTCAATAGATCACTTCCGGTGTCTAATGTTTTGCTATAAGCATCACCCAATGGGCGACCTGCACCATCTGTATTTTTGTCGACCGATTTACCATCTTCATCAACCGCTCCGGCACCGCCATTTCCACCGCAATTTGTACAGCATCCTTGTTTTGGGCATGTAGGGCACGATGGACATACTGGTGGAACCATTTGTGTTTTCAACATATAATCTTCAGAAAAGTGCACAGGAAGAGAACCAGAACTATTCCAATACCAATACCATTTATAGTAGTCTGAAACATTATTGGAAATATCAATCATTTGAGCCATGTCATTAACACCATCGCTTCCTTCTCCAGGAGTATCTTCTTCTTGGTGTTCATGTCCACTCTGTTCTTCTTCGCTTTCGTCGTATTCGCTTGTTTCACTTGTAACAATACCATTTCTGTTAAAACGTCTAGTTCTTGGAAGAGTATAATGACCATCACTTTCTTTATGCAAAATCATAATAATAGTGTTAATACCATTGCTAACATAAACAACTAAATTACCACCATCAACATCTTTTACAATAAAAGAGTCGGTATTTGCATTTAATGTACCTTGAGATGGTTCTTGAATAGATACACCTGTTCTCTTATATCTGTCTAATGTAAAGTAGTCTACATCTTCTGTATCTCCATTTACTGTTTTTGTCATTGTTAATTTTTTCTTAATATACAAGTCACCATTAGAAATATTGAAATATACATTAGGAAAAATTTGATAAGCACTATCAATTTTAACTAAAGGAATGTTATTTGCAGTATTGGCATTTGCGGCAGTATCAGTAATTGCATTTTGAATTGTTTCATTTGTTACTAATTTAGATTGAAAGCTAGTAGGTAGTGGCTTTTCTGCATCAACGGTCATATCTTGATAACCTTTTTCAGAATTAGATCGATTACTCACTACACCTTCAGTTACATAAAATCCATAGTGAGGAGTACTACTATTTAAATCCAAAACATGAATATAAGAGTCAACATTATTTTGTACATAAAATACTTGTGTATTTGTGTTTGATAAATAATCATCAATTGGACGTGGTAGTGTGTACCAGTTTCCATATAATGGAACATATTCACCAGTTGGATCAATCGGAGTACCTGTTGTTGTTGTAACAACAATTTCATCACCATTACTTGTATTAAATCCACGCTTAATAATATGCATATATTCAATTTTTCCAGTACCATCACCACCGGTATTGCTTCCGTAAAGCAATACTATTTTACCAGAATTTGGGAATACATAAACATTATTCCACAATTTATGTGCTTTTACATCTAATTGAACATTGGGTAAAGGTGCACCAGATGCATTTGTATTACCAACCCATCCAGCATCATTACTGGCAGCTTGATTACCCCAGTAAAAAGGAGCTGACCCACTGCCAGCATTGCCTTCTCTAAAAGAATAGCAAATTTCTAAAAGTGCAATAGATAAAATAATAATTAATAATAATAAAACCCATGGCATTAATTTTTTCATTGGTAACATATTGTAATATATATATAATATAAGTAAATAAAAATAAATAGTTACTTATATTGTATGTCTAAAATATTAGAACGGGATTTTCATTCAAAGAAAACGTATGAAATAGGAGTTGATGAGTGTGCTCGCGGACCAATGTTTGGACGTTTGTACACAGCAGCAGTGATTTTACCTAAAGATAGTAGTTTTAAACATGAAATAATGAAAGACAGTAAAAAAATAAAATCACGTAAAGTAATGAAAGAAACGTCTGATTATATTAAAGAAAATGCTATAAGTTGGCATATTGATTATATTGAGCCTTCTGAAATAGATGAAATAAATATAAGACAATCGGTATTAAAAAGTATGCGGACATCAATCGAAAATGTAATAAATAATATAAATAGTGTAGATGTATTTTTAATTATAGATGGTAATGATTTTATACCATATAGTTATAAAAATCAACAATTGCCATATGAATGTGTAGAAAAAGGAGATAATACATATTCATTTATAGCGGCAGCTTCGATATTAGCTAAATGTGCACATGATGAATATATAGAGAAATTATGCAATGAATATCCAATATTAGATGAACGTTATGGATTAAAAGCAAATGTAGGATATGGAACAAAAAAACATATGGAGGGAATAAGAGAATATGGAATAACACAATGGCATAGAAAGACGTATGGATGTTGTAAAAGTGCTAAATATTCACCGATTTAAAAACAATTTTTCAACAGCATTAAAAGAAACAATTTTGAACTTAGTAGTACAATCATTTGTTGAATATCCGATTAATAAATGATTTTTGTAAACAATAAAACCTAAAGAAAATTCAACAATATTTTTATCAAAGGTGAATAAAGAAGTATAATCCACAATTTGAAATGTATCTTTATCAATTTTAATAAAACAATGATAATAATGTCTACGAGTTTCATCCGAAACGACATGACATAAGAACCATATATTATTATCAATTAAAACACCATTAGATGAGCCACGTACACATTTAAAAAAATCAGGCGTTTGTATAACATGTGTAGAAACAAATTGATTATTAAGTATATTACCTATAGTGAAAGGATACCATCCATAAACGCACTTAAGTTTTTTATTGCTTTCAAACAAACACCAATTTTTTTCAAAAGTTTGTTCATTTTCTTTTGTTAATAACATGGATTGAGCAGTACCATTGCCAATAATAATACCATGTTCTATTCTAGAAGAATTGGTAAAGGGTCTATTCGCATTGAAATATAAATGATTGAGTGAAAACAATCGAATATCTTCAAGACCTTTATAATAATTATCATATGTTTTATTATATTTGATCATAACATCACCTTGATTTTTGAAATTCAAATCATATTTTGTTAAAATATTAATAGATTCAATGTTATTAGTAGTTTCATATTGCCCATCGAATTTTATTTTATAATTAACATAACGAATATTAATATAAATGTCATTATTGTGCATACAAATAGAAGGAGTACTGCTCAAGAAATCTTTTTTATGAAAAGTCGGAAAAGCAATACTTGATGTAAAATCCCCACCTTCAATAACAGGCGCATAAAATTTATAATTACTGAGAACATTTTTAAAAATAATATTGGGTATTTTTTTATTAAATAAATCAAAACAACATTTAATATTATTGAAATTATTGTTATTAATATAATAACCAATAATAGAGAACTCGTAATCTAATTTAAAATTGTAAATATCTTTTTCTAAAAATAATAAATCGAAATTAGTGATGGTTTTCTTTTTTTCATAACCTAATTTGAAAAATTCATATGCAATGTGATATTGTTTATTCAATCGATAATATTCAACCAATTTATATATATTTTCAATTCTATTAGGATTTTGTTGAATAGCATCAATATAATACAAAATTGCATTTGGATAATCTTTTAATTCTTGGTAACAATTACCAATTGAATAATAAGAATACCATATTTCTTCACTCCAACCATCTAATTCAATACGTTTTTTGTATGTTTCAATCGCTTCTGTATACATTTTCAAATCTTTATATGTGTTTGCCAAATAAAACAAACTTCTTTCATTTTTTGGTTCAGAAGTTAATGATTTGGATAATAAATCTAAGTCGCGTTGCAACTTATTTTCTTTACATCCACCGTCCCCAATATCTTGAACAAAAATGTCATGTTCTTTAATATGAGAACATTTAGTGTCATTTTTGATTTGTAAATATTCATGTGTTTTACCAATATATTTAAAAGTCCCATCATTTCTAATAAGACGAACATTTTTATAAAAAATATTTTCATTACCTTGAAATAAATAATGCACATCATATTTAACAATAAAATTTTTGAAATTAACAATATCAAAATTCGCATTTATTTTAAGCACCATATCTGCATCTAATAGTAAAATATAATCAGCATTTGACATATTTAAACATTGTTCCAAAGCATAATTTCGATTATGCGAAAAATCTTCAAATGGCATTTCAACAATTTTTCCTTCAATCTCTTTATTTTTAAAATAGGAATTAATAATTTCAATAGTGTTATCAGTACTACCTGTATCACAAATACAATAACTATTAATTAAAGGGAGAACCGAATCAAACAAACGAGTAATAATAGAACTTTCGTTTTTAACAATCATATTTAGACATATTTTTGTCATTATATAGTTAATAATAATAAAATTTATATATTTTTTATTATTTATATATATAATGTTTTCAACAAGATTTTATGATGATGAGGCAAGAATAAAAAAAAAATTAGAAGAAAGCTTAAATGTGGGGTTATACCATTTAGATGCTCCCGGAAATGGAATGAGAGTACCATTTTTAGAAGATCCACAAATTAGATTGCAAAAATGGGGAGCGAATTTGAGAACAAATACAGTGGATTTGGAATCGGATTTTAGAGGTTTGAACCACAAATTAATAAATGATAAGAAAGAATACAAAACATTTACACCGATCACAAATGAACATAATTATCCAGTGGAAAGTGCTTTCGTAGATGAGACACGTGCAACACATCCAGCATGGATGTTTAGAGATAAACATCAGGAAAGATGGTTACATTCGTTTCACAATGTTCAAGAAAAAGCAGAAGTGCCTTTTGAACATAACGAATCCAGTCGAATTTTAGTAAAAGATGAATATGTTGACAATAAAACAAAAAATTAAATTGGTATTGTTGTCAATGTTAAAATACTATAATATTATATATATTATAATATGGAATTAGCAATACCTTTAGTTGCCGCAGCGGGATTATATATAGCATCAAAACAAAAAAAGAAGGAGAACTTTACAGGGAGTAAATTACCAAATATTGATATACAAGATAAAAATTATCCTTCTGAATATGAGAATGTTGAGAACGACAGATCTTCGAAATTATCAACAGTAAACAAATATGATGGTCAACAGGCATATACAGATAAATACTTTAATGAGAACTTTAATGAAAAAACAATTAGTTCTTATTCGTTTATGGATGCAACTTCACAAGAAGGAAATAAATTTACTTCAATAAGTGGAAAAGAGGTAGATAGTGAATACTTTAAGCATAATAATATGGTACCATTTTTTGGTGGATCTATGAGAACAAAAAACATAGAAGCCAATTCAAATGAGAATATTTTAGACAATTATATTGGATCTGGTTCTCAACATAAAAATAAATCCGAACAGGCTCCATTATTTAAACCTGGAGAAAATACTCAATTTCCTTATGGTGCACCAAATAATACAGAATTTATGCGTTCACGTGTAAATCCAAGTTCTCGAATGGCCAATGTAAAACCATTTCAATCTGAGCAAGTAGGACCTGGATTAAATTTAGGGTATACGACACAAGGTTCAGGAGGATTTAATTCGGGAATGATGGATCGTGAATTATGGAATGCAAAGACGGTGGATGAATTGCGCGTAGCGACTAATCCAAAGACTGGAGGTAATTTGATTTATGGTCACGAAGGACCTGCAAATAGTTCTATTAAATCAATGGGTACACTTGGAAAACAAGAAAAAAATAGACCAGATCGTCATTTTGAGATGACGAGTGATCGTTTATTTACAACAAGAGGAGCCGAAAGTGGACCAACAATGAGAGCTGAACATGTACCAAGAAATGTAGCAAGACCGGATACAGCGGTTGAATATGGAGGCGCTGCTTCATATGCAAGTTCAGGAAATTCAGGTATTTATGTTGATGGAGAGCACCAAGATCCACATAGAGTGCAATTAGATACTTATCCAATCGCAGGACCAGCAGCATTAGGAAAGGGTGTCGCAACAGAAGCGGATTATGGAATGAAAAGTAAGACTGCATATCCAAATAATCGTACAACTACCGATCAATCCAATTATTTTGGTGCAATTGGTGGTGCATTTGGTGCAGCCGTTGCGCCAATATTGGATGTATTGAAGCCATCTCGCAAAGAGAATGCGATCGGTACATTAAGACCATATCAAAATGCAAAATCGAATGTATCAAGTACATATGTATTTAATCCAAATGATAAACCAAACCCAACAATAAGAGAAACATTAGAAAATAAACACTTTTTACAAATTAATAATGTACAAGGCGGAGGTGCTTATGGTGTAACGCCTCACCAATCTGCACATACAACAAGACAAGATACTGCTGATTATATGTATGTGGGTAATTCATCTGCAATGCCACAATATACAAATTCTCGTTCTTATAAAGCAGAAGAGAACCAAAGAAATAATGATTTAAAATCATCTACAATTCAAGGACGAATGGTACAAGGAAATATGAATTTGTATAATGGAGCCATAAATCAGAAAAATAAAGCAAAAGATAGTTATTTGATTAATGATAGGCCCGTAATAAGAGAAGGCTCCAAACAATCACCATCTATTGATAACATGGGAACAATGAACCAAGGACAAGGATTGTATCAGAACATTCAATTAGAAAGAAATACGCCAGAAATTATGAGTGCGTTGCAAAATAATCCTTACACAATACCATATAAAGCATAATCTATAAATTTATAAAATGTCTAAATTTATAGATTGGGTTTACATAATTATAAATGTTGAAACATTATGGACAAATTTAATTATTACATTTTTTACAAATATAGAGAATGATTGCAATCAAAGAATGATAAATGATGCACATACGTATTTAATAGAGAACTTACAATATTAAAAAGTTATAATTTATTTATATTTTGATAAAATAACTAATGGAATAAGTTGATCTTTAATATTGTCCATTTTTTTGAAACATTTATTAATAGTAACCTCACTTACTCCACAAACATTTTTAACATCCAATTTTGAAATATTTAAATTGCATGATTGTGAAACAAAGAAAATAATACCAGCCGCGACAGAATGAGGTGCATTATCATTAATAATACTTTGATGTTCTATTTTTTTCGATACAAATATTGCTAATTTTGTTAATTCTTTACTAATATTTAGTTTACTACAGTATCTTTCAATAAATGCGACCGGTTTTGTAGATCCTAATTCAACTTGTTCATTTGGATTTAGTTTGCGTTCAATATTATTTAAAATATTGAGTGCCATTGAACAACCTGTGGTTGTACTAGTCTTGTCTAAATGAAATATTTCTGCTATTTCATGAGCGGTTCTAGGACAACCATTTACACGACAACTAATGTAAATAGAAGCGGCTTTAATACCATCACGATTAAGACCTCTAAACATTTTTTGTTCAGAAATATCTTTATGAATGGTGATTGCATTGTCAATGAAAATTTTAGGTATTCCAGAATTATTTGCCATAGTAGTAATGAATTGAAATTCATTATATAGCGATTTTTCTTTATGTGGCATAGATTGCCATTCAGTCCATTTTCGAATTTTTCTCATTTCATATGAGGAACCCTGATTACATAATACTTTACAACCAAAAGAGGATTCGACTAAAAGGGGATTAATAGGATTACCGCACCGCGTAGGATCTCTTGCATTTTTATCATCTGCTCCATAATATCGCCATTCTGGTGAAAAGTCTAAAATATTTGTATAAATAACACCGCAGTTATTATTGGAACAACCTGGAAATCCTTCTTCTGTAACAACAAGAATATTTTTACATAATGTGCAAAAATCATTTTCAAAATCAACAATCGTCGGTTTCGTTTGTTTCGTTTCCGTTTCAAAAGCATCCCATAATTTCGCTTTTTCGGCGTTAGAAATAGTCGTTTTCTTTTTTTGAGTTTTCTTTTTTTGAGTTTCGGTATGATTACTTTCAATTACTTTAGTGGTTGCTAAACTTAACATAAAAGTAATAAGTTATATTATTATACATCTTAATAATTATTTTTTAAACGCATTCAATTTTTTGTTTTTATATATAAATAATATATAATGAGTAGTGATGAAGAAATAAGAAATTCAATAATGAGTGATACAATACAAACATTTATAAGAGAACAAGTAGAAATGGTTGCATGTAATACATTACCAGATATATTTAAAGAGAATGAAAGCGCAATCACACAACACGTATTAAGTTCAATTGGTCGCATAGATGATAAAGATATTGTACGAGCAATAATAACACTAGTGCAAAATTTAAAAATAACAAAAGCGGATATTGAAGTAGAAACAATAGAGGGCAATGTAGAAGTAATAGAAGGAGAAGGAGGAGAAGGAGGAGAAGAAGGAGAAGTAACAGGAGGTTCAAAGAAGAAAAGAAGAAAGTTTAATAAAACAAAGAGGAAAAAGAGGAAAAATAAAAACTAATTATAATCTATAATGAGTACTGAAAAAACACCTCAAACAATGAAAGAAATACTAGAAAAAGAACTATATGTAAATATAAAAAAAGATGTATTATATAATGGCATTAAGAAAAAGATAACTGATTTAGTAGACAATGAAGCCAATAAAGCCGAATTAGACGAATTAAAGGAAGAATTGGTAAATTTTATAAAAAAATATCAAGATGAAATACCAACAATATCTATCAATAAAACTTTTGCAGAAATGTTAGCGGATAAGGCAGATAAATATATAAAAAAAGATCAAATAGAAGGACTAATGAATAATAACAAAATATCAGAATTGGAAAAAAACAGAAAATCGCAGTTAGAAACATTGAAAAAGACGAAAGAATTAGATAAATTTATACAAAAGAAACAAGAAAGATAATTATAATAAATAAAATATATAGTAAATATATAAATGAAGGTAGATACAGTAAATCAATTTATGTTATCATTATTTTTTATATATTTACTTTTGATAAGTTCAGATATTAGTAGTTTAATGAATTGCAGTATACAAAGATTTTTAAAAGAAAGTATAATAGTAAAACATTTAATATTATTTATTTCAGTATTTATATTAACATTCATATTAAATTGGTATACACCGGAAGCGATTGTTGTGAAAAAAGAAAAAGATGATTTGAAAGAAGGATTTCAAACATTAAAACTATCGTTTGAAAAATATGAATATTTGATAGAATCGTTTTTCTATAGTATTATTATTTATATCGGATTTTTAGCTACATCTAAAATGGATCCTTTCTTGTTCTCGGTGTTTGGGTTTTTCTTAGTATTTGCATTTACAATTTTTTTATTGTATAAAGTGAACCTAAGTGAATTTGATATAGATGAATTAAAAGCAGAGGGACTTTTTATGTATGAAAGTACATTAGTAAAAAATTTAGAAGGAACTACACAATCTATAGAAGAGAAAAAAAAAGAAATGTCAAATGTTATCATTTTGTATAATATTTTAGTAATTTCTTATTTAATTATGCCATTCCTGATGTTAGGAGGTGTATATAAATATTATATAAAACAGAAAAAAGAGAATGGAGGTAAATTTGATATAATTAAATTTATTATTGGTACAAATAAATGTAGAAATATTTAAAAAATTATTTATAATTATAAATAATTTTTATTGATTAACTTACATCATACGAGGAAATCCAACTAAATTGGCACCGATACCGAAACCGGCACCACCTCTTGCACTAGATGCAATAGAAGGAACGAAGACGTCAAGAACTGAGAATGTGGCAGCAGCCATTAAAGCAATAATGGATATTTCATCAATATCTAATTTTTTCTTTGGGATGGCATATGCAGCAATAGCAACCATAATACCTTCAACAATGTACTTGATAGCTCTTTTAAGAAGCTCGCTAAAATCCATGTTAGTCATTATATACTATAATAAAACAAAAAAATATATAATAATGTAAAAAAATATAAATACAATTTTTGTATTTATTCATATGTCCGGTTTTGAGAGAAAAAATTTACCAAATGGCGATGAAAATCCTAAATATATAGACTTATGCGATGAAGATCAAACAATAGCAGGACAAAAATTTACATGTTTATCATTCATATCACCAGAAAAAGTGTTAAAGCAGCGAGAACAATATATTTTCGATCAATTTGTAAAAGAATGGGATTTTACTAAATGTATTACAAAAACGGTGGAATTTATTAATTTTATGTCATATAAATACAATTTAAAAATGGATGATGTAATGGCAGATTTTCATGAATTTGCTAAAGAAGAGAAAGAAAAATTAAAAGAGACATCAACAGAAGATGATTTTAAAACATTTATAGAGAACAATGAAGAGAAACTAAATAGTGAGTTTAATAAATTACATAATTTTCAAACATCTGTACGTGGATTGAAGGTGCGAGGAGTATACGGAACACAAGAAGAGGCAGAAATGAGATGTAAAAAATTACGTGAGGTGGATCCAAATCATGATATTTTTGTTGGGCCAGTAGGAATTTGGATACCATGGGATCCAGATGCATATAAGACGGGTCGTGTGGAGTTTATGGAAGAAGAATTGAACCAATTACATAGTGAGAAAATAAAAAATGAACATAAGGCAAAGGAAGAATTCGATCGTCGTATCAAAGAAACAAAGCAAAAGGCAATAGAAGAGAATATTAAAAAGGCAGAGGAGACGGGTAATGTATTGACCCAAACAATGAATGAAGATGGAGATTTAGTAGGAGTTCGAGATACTATTAATTTTGATGAACGAGAGGCAGCCGATGAAAAAGAGCGAGATGAACACAACAAAGAAATGATGAAAAAAATTAATGATTAAAAAAGACTTTAGAATATAATTATTATATAAACATTCGTTTACATAATAAACAAATAATATGATTATAAATAAATTATGGACGATTTTGTGTTGTCAAATTTATACGAATCAAAGAATGAATGGTGTAGTCGTTTAGTAAGTATTTTTACACCTTTAGTGAATGAAGGAATACGATCAATATACAATGAGGCAGTTAATATGTGTACAGAAAACGGCGAAAACGATAAATATTTAATGACATTTCAGAATTTATTGGCTCGTATTCCAAAGTGGAATGCAACAATAATAGAAGATGAATGTAAACGAATTGTGGATCGAAGTGGATGTAATTATTTAGAGGATTTGATTACATGTGTGCATATTATTCAATTAAAGGTATTAACATGTGTGCGTGTAGGAAATAAACAAAAAAAAATAGACATTTCTATTCCTAAATTAGAGAACTTTGTTCATAAGATATACATAAATAGTGCCCGAAAATGTTATAGTAATGTTTATTTATTTGAAAATACATCAACCCCATTATTAAAACAGAAGAATAATAGAGAATTAGAGCAAATTATTCAAGAATGTATAATAACAACAATACGCGAAAGTATACCAACCGAAGAAATAATTAGAGCATATATGGATGAAAGTATTGAACAAGAAGAAGAAGTTACAATAGAAGATGTTAAAAAGGAGGATTTGGAACCTAAATTAGTAGAACCAGAAGAAAACATTAAAATGGAAACAAAAGAAGAAGAACCACAGGAGAACCAGGTTGTACCAACAATTTCGAATATAGATAATGATCCAGTTGTAACGAAATTAACTTTTAACAATTATGATTCTGTGCAAGAAGATAATGGAAATGTTTCAAATATAGAGGCACCAAAAAATGTGGAACGTTTAGAAGAAATCGCAAATTCAAGAGCTATTCAACGTCGGTTAGAAGAAGAAGAAGATGATATGGATGACAAAATAAAAATACATACGGATAATTTGGATTTATCCAGTTTAGATATATTTGATATAGATAAACCAAATAGTGGTGGAGAACTTTCATTAGGAGAAATTGAGGTTTTAGGATAATTCGTTAAAAGTTATATTAATTTATTGGATAAATTAATATATGGAGAAAATATTTTTATTAACCATTGGAATAGCTCTTTTATTTTTTGCAATAAAGATCATTGAGATGAAATATTTTGATAAAGCGCATAAGCCTATGAAAATAATAGTACGTGATACATTGTATGTTGCAGGAGCTGCGTTCCTACCATTATTATTATTTTTTCAATTTGATGTAAATTTAAATGAATTTTTTCAATTTGTAGATGAGAAACCGTTGAAACCGGCTGAGGTGTTTACTGATGAACCTGGTTTTTAATTAATATTATAATTAAAATTATAATATAAATTTTTAATTAATTTTATTTTTTATACATAACAATCCATTTTATCAATATCCATAATGTCAATGTTCTCTAGGTGATTACTATTTTCTTTGTATTGATTGAAAAAAATATAATCTAATTGTTTTTGGGGAGTGTGTTTATGTACGGTTCTTGCAATCATTTTATATAATTTGAATTCTGGGTATCTTTCTGAACCATTTTTCTTATATAAAATATTCACATTGTTGTCATCTGCACACCAGTTATAAATCGTTTTTTGTAATTCATTCATATCTTCATATTCTTCGTCATCAATTATAAAATCATAAATAGAACATCCAAGACGACATAAATCGAAACTATAATTGGGTTCAATTACTGGTTTATTATCATTATAATACGGTTCGCAATTGTATTGTGTTGCTGCATCCCCGCCAGGTGCAAAACTATCACTACAATAAGTTCGTCCTTTAAACTTATAAATACTTCTACCGAAATCAATTATTTTAAATATTTTACCATATGTGGGAACTTTATAATAAATGTTGTTATATTTGTAATATAGAAACTCAATATCTGTTTTTTTATACATTATATTGTTAGTATGCAAATCATTATGTGTGAAATTAAATGTTTTTTGATAAGCAATAAGTGTCATAATAATTTGCAGTAAAATAGCTGAACCATTTGCATCATTGACTTCATCATTCTCAAATAATTCATCTAGTGTACCTTCGCATTTTTCTAAACAAATCATTTGCATAGGGAAATTTTTAATATATGCTTGTATAGATATTTCTTCCTCGTTCTCGTCTGTACTATCATCCTCATCATCCTCATCATCCTCATCATCCTCATCCTCATCCTCATCCTCATCCTCATCCTCATCCTCATCATCGCTATCGTCTAATATTTCTTTACTATCATCGCTGCTATTATCGTCATGGTCATTTGTATATATTTCTTCTAATTCTTCTAAATTTTCAATATCTTCTATTATTAAAGTATCTATAATATCATCATTAATTTTATCAGCGAGTACGCTTGTTGAAATATTCAATTTGTTTTTATTTTTCCTAGAATGATTATCCATAAATTGTTTTAAAAGTTCATATTTAGTAATATCAAAATGATTTTTAATGTTCTCCAGAAAATAATCAGATTCATTTAAATAATCATAATCATCAGTAATATCCATTTTGAATTTTGTTTGAACCGCTAAAAAAGAACCATAAAAGTCAATAGAATTTTTGAAGTCATAATGATGGAGAATATTGCTAGATAAAAAGCTAAAAAATCCATCGACATATGAAGAGTTGTTTTGAGTTAATAATTTATTATGACATTCATTATCGGTTGACATAAATTTAGGTAAAGTTCTAATTTTTTCATCAGAAATATCATATTTACCGATCATATATTTTATTGGGTCTAATAAAGGAGAATTTTTAATAAAAATACCACAAGACTTAGTTTCATTTGTTTTGGTGTTATAAACAGTTTCTAAATCGATGATTTTGTGTTTTTGATTAAAATTTATTAGATTATAATTTGTATCATCAATTTTAAAGAAATTTTTGAAAATAGGTTGATAATTTTGAAAAACCTCAACATTAAAAGGATTGTAATTAAAATTAATATCATCTTCATTAGATTGAAATTGTGTTTTTAATAAATCTAAATCAATATCATTTGCTTGTAAATAATTTACTTTGAACTTGTTCTCATTAAGGTCCATCTGGTATAATGAAAATGTATATAATAAAATATAAAAATAAACGTTTATTGTTGTTCGTTTGTATATAATTTATTTATTTATATTTAAATTATATACATGACATTAGAGTTAAAAAAATTTAATATGAGAGATATTACATTTAGACCGGATGAAAATAAAGGACCCGTGGTTGTATTGATTGGACGTCGTGACACTGGTAAAACATATTTGGTACGAGATTTATTATATTATCATCAAGATATTCCTATAGGAACAGTAATTTCTGGAACAGAAGCAGGTAATGGTTTTTATAAAGAACATGTTCCTAAACTTTTTATACATGATGAATATAATAGTGTATTAATCGAGAACATTTTAAGACGCCAGAAGACTGTATTAAAGCAAATAAAGAAAGAAATAGAAACATATAGAAAAACAACAATTGATCCTCGAGCGTTTGTTATTATGGATGATTGTTTATATGATCAAAGTTGGACACGTGATAAAATGATGCGTCTATTGTTCATGAATGGTCGTCATTGGAAAATTATGTTAATTATTACTATGCAATATCCATTGGGTATTCCACCTAATCTTAGAACAAATATTGATTATGTATTTATTTTGAGAGAACCATATTTAACAAATAGAAAGCGTATATGGGAGAATTATGCATCAATGTTTCCAACATTGGAAAGTTTTTGTGCGGTAATGGACAATACAACAGAGAACTATGAATGTTTGGTAATAAATAATAATGCAAAATCGAATAAATTAACTGATCAGATATTTTGGTATAAAGCCGAAAATCATGGAGGATTTAAATTAGGTTCAAAAGAATTTTGGGAATTAAGTAAAAATCTAGGATCGGATGATGAAGATGAAGAATATGATCCAAATAGTCATAAAAAGAAAAATAAAGGAGCCAATATAAATGTAAAAAAATCTGCTTGGTAAATAACATAAATATTTATAAAACTTATGTTATTCAACGTCTACGAGAACCACGCTTTTTTCTGCGAGTGTTCTTGTTTTTACGACCTTTATGTTTTTTTGTTACTTTTTTGTATTTTCTACGGGATTTACCGCCTCTATTTTTTGGAGTATTTGGGCTTTCATCTAATTCATCCATATAAGAACTGGGTAAACGATTTAAATCGTCTTCAGTACTAGAACCGAACTTTGTACTTTCATTCATAGTATTATCAGTAAAATCTAAAGGAGATACAGTATTTTCATCATCTGGGTAGTCAGATGGGTCTGTATAATTATCAAATTCTGGATATTGAGGACTAGGAGTTTCATCTGAATATTTTTGTCTATTGCTATCTGTTGTATCGGATCCAATAATCATAGTTTCACCAGAACCACTATCAGGAGCATTAATCGGTTCTTCGTCTAAAATAGAATTAAAGGAATTATTACCATCTTCTGTATCTTTATATTTATCATATAGAGACATACTATCAGGTTCTGTATCTTTATATTTATCATATAGAGACATACTATCAGGTTCTGTATCTTTATATTTATCATATAGAGACATACTATCAGGTTCTGTATCTTTATATTTATCATATGTATTATATGCAGCATTACTAAGAGAAGCAAGACTACTTGCTGCAATAGCAGTATTTGGCGAAACCGTGTTGAATGAAGATATTTCTGGGTTGGCACTAAGAGATGTCTCTCCACTTTCAAGCTGTTCTCCTACCACATCACCTTGTTCATTATAAATAATATCATTACCTGGGTTCATATAATATCTTTCATCATTTATCATAAGTATTGTTATAGAACCTTCTCTAATCATATCAGCAAGTTCTTCAGGTACACTTTCGGGAATAGATTCAGTATCGTCATCATCATTTTGTGAAGAAGAAAAAGATGGCATGTAACTAGCAACGCTGCTAGTTAAACCAGTTAATGCTGAGGTGGTTCCTTTACCAACATTGCCTAAAAAATCACCTGTTGTAGTAAATGCGCTTCCCATCTCATTGGTAATATTACTTTTTCTAGATCTAGAAACACCCTTGTCTTTACGTACACATTTATCTTCAACACAATTTTTATTTTTACAGTCATTATCTTCTTTACAGTTTGATCCAAGTTTTTTCTCTTTTGGCATTATATAGTATATCTAAATATATTTAATACGAATAAATAATATTTACATATTATTTATACCAGTGAATATTTAAAATTGAACGCTTTTGGTGTTCTGGATTTTAATTCGTTACTGATATCTTACCCTTAAAAGATTTAAAATATGACATTTTCAATCTTCAAGCGTTTAAAATCTTCATTTTTTCTTTACATTTATCTAAATATCCTTTATCAAAAATCTTTTCATATTTTTTTATACATTTTTTTGATTTATCTTTTTTAACATTTTCACAAACTAATTTAGATGTTGATTTTCTAATATCTTGAATATTTTTCTTTTTTAAAGATGTTTTACAGAAATTTTTTGGAAGTTTGAGTGTTTTATTTTTTTTAGTTTTTCGTTTGTTTGTTTGTCTTTTTGGCATATATATATAAATGAATATATAAAAATGAATATATAAAAATGAATATATAAAAATATATAAACCATGGAAATTAAAATTACTGATTTACAAAAGGCTATAGTATTTGTTGAATTATTTCAATATTTGAAGCAATTTGTTAGTATTATTTCATTAACGTTAAAAACAGACCAATTTTACATTCAAGGAATGGATTCCAGTCAAATAAGTATATTTGAAATATCACTTATGAATGATTGGTTTGATGAATACAATATAAAAAAAGATACTGTTATTGGAATAAATATAAATATATTTGCAAAAATATTACATATATATAAAAATCCACAAACAATATCATTAATAATTAATGAAGATACTATGGAAATCAAATTTGAAAATGATACAAAAGATTTCAATAAAGAATTTATAATGCCATTAGTGGATTTTGAAAGCGAACACTTGGCTATACCAGAAAAAGAATATGATATGGATATTGAAATGGAATCAAAAAAATTTAAAAATTTTATTGATGAATTAGCTATTTTTGGTGATGTATTAACTATTAAATATGAAGATGAAAATATAATACTTACTTCACAGTCAGATACTGAAGGTTCAATGAAATTGTTAATGAAAGCAGAAGATCTGGAAGAATGTAGTGTAAATGAAGAGGTTCAAACAATATGTAGTTTCAGAATTAAATATTTACAATATATGACACAATATTATAAATTAAGTAAATATGTTTTATTGAACTTTACAAATGACACTCCGATGCATTGTAGATATATTTTGCATGAAAACAAAAAAAACTTTATACAATTTCATTTAGCTCCTGTAATGGATAATTGATTTTTACATATATTTTTACAAATTAAATAAATATTATTTATTAATATTCTACCTTTATAAGCATAATAAATACCTAATCCAGTACCTATAATAAATCCGGGATTAAATATAGTATGAAGAGAATTGAATTTTTCAGGATAAATATCTTTTCGTTTAATGTATATTTTATTAAAGTCATTTATTATAAAATAAATCAACCATCCACTTAAACCACCTAAACTAATAATACTCGTATTACATAATATATGTCCCGTCATTACTAATAAAACAAAATAATTTTTATATTATTTTATTTTATACACTGCATATTACATATAATAATATCTGAAATATATATTATTATCAACCATATTACCGTGAATTTTCATTATATCTCATAAGTCATTCATACACTGGTATATTAGATTGCTTTATTTTCGAAAGCCTTTTTTGAAGCCCTTTGGAACAATTTGTTGCTGGCTTTTAGAACCGGTGCGTCATGGCTTAATTCGCTTTCTTTCTCCGAAATTTTGTTGATTTTTATTGACAATAACTTCTTGTTTTTGATTAATCGGTTTTTCTATTAGTAAATCTGCCATGGTTGCTACTCTATATGTGGTCATACTGATTATATTATTTAATAAAATATTTTTAATACATTATATATAATATATTATTATGCAATATAGAATAATTAATATAATAAAAATGTTATATTAATTTTTAAAATTTATGCACTGCACATTACACAACTCATATCATCTTCTCCAATTGATTCTGTTCGATTTTCCTTTTTTTCAGGCTCAATTGTGAATTGTTGAGCTTGATGTCGAGCACGTCTTCGTAAATAATAAATCCCTGTTTTTAATCCTTTTTGCCAAGAATAAAAATGCATGGAAGTAAGTGTATTATAATTAGGATCTTCCACCCATAAATTCAAACTTTGACTTTGACAAATAAATGCACCGCGATCCGCAGCCATATCAATTAAATGTCTCATTGGAATTTCCCAAACTGTTTTATATTTATTACGTATTTCTTGAGGTATTATATCAATATGTTGAACACTCCCATTGTTTTCAATAATATTATTCTTTATTTTTTCATTCCATAAGTTTCTATCTAATAAATCTTTCATTAAATATTTGTTAATTAATATGAATTCACCAGCTAATGTTCTACGACTATAAATATTACTGGTAATTGGTTCAATACATTCATTTACTCCCAGTATTTGTGAAGTAGATGCAGTTGGCATTGGAGCTAATAAAAGCGAATTTCTTAATCCAAACATTTTGATTTTTTGTTTTAATTGATACCAGTCATAACGGGTTGAAGGTTCAGTATTCCACATATCAAATTGTAGAATTCCTTGGGATGCAGGTGATCCAGGAAATGTTTCATATATACCATATTCTTGTGAAAGTTCACATGATTTTTCTAAAGATGCATGATAAAGAGTTTCAAATATTTTTCGATTAATTTTTTTTGCTTCATCACATTCGAAAGGTAAATTTAATTTTAAGAATACATCAGCTAATCCAGAAACACCCAATCCAACTGGTCTATGTCGTATATTACTTTGTTTAGTTTTTTCAGTTGGATAGTAATTTACGTCAATTACTTTATTAAGGTTCTCAATTACTATTTTTGTAACAAAATGAAGTTTATCAAAATCTATAACACCATTTTCTATAAAATTAGGCAATGCAATACTGGCTAGATTACAAACCGCAGTTTCATTTTTATCCGAATATTGTACAATTTCACAACAAAGATTACTTGATTTAATTGTTCCCAAATTTTTTTGATTTGATTTTTTATTACAAGCATCTTTATATAATAAATAAGGAGTACCGGTTTCCATTTGTGCATCTAAAATCTGAAACCATACATCTCGCGCATTAACCTCTTTTATTCCTTTATTTTCATTCTCATATTTTTCATATAATGTTTTAAATTCTTCACCGTATACATCTGATAATCCGGGACATTTGTCTGGACACATTAATGTCCATTTACCATTTGATTTAATACGTTCCATAAATAAATCTGGTATCCATAAAGCATAAAATAAATCACGCGCTTTCATTTCTTCATCGCCGTGATTTTTTCGCATTTCTAAAAACAATTCAATGTCTCCATGCCATGGCTCTAGATATATAGCAAAAGACCCATTACGACGACCACCACCCTGATCAACATATTTCGCTGTATTATTAAATACTTTTAACATAGGAACAATACCATTTGATGAACCATTTGTACCTCTAATATGGCTACCCGATGCACGAACATTGTGTATATGTAATCCAATACCACCCGCCCATTTTGATATTAATGCACAATCTTTTAATGTATTATATATACCATCAATACTATCACTTTCCATTGCCTGTAAAAAACATGATGATAACTGTGGTCGCGGCGTACCTGCATTAAATAACGTAGGTGTAGCATGTGTAAAATATTTTTGAGACATATATTGATAAGTTTGTTTGATTTTTTCCATATCTGTACCATGAATTCCAATAGCAACGCGCAACCACATATGTTGAATACGTTCTACTGGTTTTCCATCTATTTTCATTAAATATGCTCTTTCTAATGTTTTGAAACCAAAATAATCAATTAAAAAATCTCTACTATATTCACAAATCTCATTTAATTCGTCTTCATTATTATTAATAAATTCAATAAGGGTATTGCTTATTAGTGGTGAATGTAAATCATTTTTATCTTTAAAATTAAATAAATCATACATTACTTCTGAGAATTTTGTTTTTGTATTTTTCTGATAAGATGAAATACTAATGTATCCGGCTAAAGTATTATAATCATAATGTACAGAAGCCATAGATGCACATTGTTCTGCACTTAATTCATCTATTTTTGTAGAAGAAATACCATTATATAATTGATCAATCACTTTCATAACTAATGAAGTATAATGAATTTTTAAATTCAACTCTACACCTATAATTTTAATTCTTTGTAATATTTTATCAAATGAAACTGCTTCTTTTGTACCATTTATTTTAGTTACATACATTTCACTATCATTTGTTATATCCATATAAACTTTTATAAAAAAAAAAGTTTATATTGTTTTAAAGAATATTTTATTATTTCAATTTAATTAAATTAATATTATTATTGAATTCAAGATTGTGTATAATATGCGTTTCGGTATTATCATTATTCTCATTATTATTAGAAATATAAACTTCTGTTGGTTTTAATCTTCTTTTTGGAGCACGATGTTCAAACCCTTCTTTTCTCTCTTTTAAAATAATATTCCATATTTCAAGTATTATTGGTACTGCAGCTTCGAACCATTTCTTATTTCGTTTTACTACAACGCATGAGAATTCATCTAAATACCAATAATTCTCTTTTATTAAAATATGGTCATTCATTTCTTCTATTGTATCGTTTTTCCACTTTGCAATATTCTCTTCATTAATAACAGTATTTAATGGTAAATATTTGTATATTGTTTCATTATTTTTAATAAAATACAAAACAAGCCCTCTATATTCTTGATTGTCATTATAAAACTCTTCAATATTATTAAATTCTATAAAACGCGTTTCAAGAAAATCACATATTTCTAAGTCACATGTTTCTAATTGCATTTGCATTTGTATCCAATATTCATCTTTAGGTATACCATTTATTTCACGATTGTAAATATTTTTAACTTCTAACATTCTTCCAAATTTATTTGAATCTGGATTTATATTAATTCCATCTGGGGAAGCACCTATATATTTATATTTGGGGTGTTGAATACAACCATAATCCTCTATATTGGTATTATACTTTTCTTCATAAATTTTAATTGATAATGGTTCAAATACATTTCCCCAAGTTAAACTACCACCTTTAATTTTATTTGAAGATAACGGATCAAATGGTTTACATTTTTCATAAATTAGACTATTGCGATTAGCTTGGCTTGAAAATGCTTTCCAAATATTACTAGCTGTAAGTAATCCATACCTATATTCATACCATTCCATTGTTCGTTGTTTAGGTTGAGGTATATTGTTTATTATTTCTATTTTTTTTACAATGTCTTCATTATCCGGAATATTGCTTATTTCGCAATATTCTCTTAGAGGAAATTCTTGGTAAATATTAAAGAAATTAAATACAAATTTTTTTACAAATTTTTCTATATCTTCTTCATGTTCATCATTGCATAATCTAATATCTTTCCATAAATCGAAATAATAAGAAGAAATACTGTATATTAAATTATCGTAAAAATTTTTATTATTATATAACATGATATTATCATTTAACTCAGTATAAATATACTCATATACCGCGGTTTCCCAATCGATATAATCATTTTCGCTTATGTCTTCTAAAAAACACATTTAATTATTACTAGTTTTTTTAATATTAATTAAACCGAATAGTTAATTTCAATTTTTAAGTATCTATATTTATTGAACAATCTACATTCATTGAACAATCTTCATTTAGAGTGAATTTTATAGTATCAGTATTATTTTTTACCGTTATTCTTTTAGGCGCTAGAGATTTAATTGTAGAAATCCTTTTTTCACATTGCTTTAAAGTGAAATTACGAGTTGATTGATTGAATAATAAAGCAGGAATATTATCAATCGCACAAGTTTCTTTATTATATACAACGTCTTTTGTTTTATTTAATTTGTTTTTATCTAAACAATCGATTAAAAACACTTTTAATCCTTTTATTTGTTTTTGTGATAATGAATTCGTTTTTCCATATTTATCGGCATAATTGCTTATTTTTTTAATTTTCATGGTTTTATCTATTTTATTCCAAGAATCACTTTTATTCTTATTTTTTTCTTTTTCTAGTAGCTCATCGAGATTTATATTTTCACTTGGTATATTATCACAAACTGAATTTGTGTACATCTATATATAATATAAAAGGAACGTTCTATTTTCTTTTTAAAAATATATAAAAAGATATGGACAATAAAATAATTACACTACCAAAAGAAAAAACGATTAAAGAAAAGGTTAAAGAGAAAAAGGATAGATTAATATTAGAGAAAGAAAAATGGAATTTGGAAGATCAGTATTTTGAACCAAATATTCAATATGAAATATTAAAAAATAAAATTAATACAAATGTTTACAAAAAAATGATACAACAAATTCAAAGGAAGATATCCAGTTACAAGGCACAAGATAAAGAAAAAAATTTATTTGATGATGACAAATTTATAAATATGGAAATTGTATTAGAAAAAATAGAAAAAAGCGTTATGAAATGTTTTTATTGTAGCGAAGATGTGAAAATATTATATAAGATGGTAAAAGATCCTAAACAATGGAGTGTTGAACGTATCAATAATGATTACGGTCATAATATTGATAATTTTGAAATTGCTTGTTTAAAATGCAATTTAAGTAGAAGAACCATGTATCATGAACGTTATTTATTTACAAAACAATTGAATATTGTAAAAAATGATATATAAAAATTATTTGTTTTTATATAATGGAATTATTGGATGTACATAGAAATATATATGATAGATTAGATACATTTTATAATAATAATAATATTCCTAATATTATATTTCATGGTTGCTCTGGATCTGGTAAAAAAACAATTGTGTATAGTTTTTTAAATAAAATATATGATAATGATAAACAAAAATTAAAAAAAAATATTATGATAGTAAATTGCGCCCATGGAAAAGGTATTAAATTTATTCGCGAAGAATTGAAATTTTTTGCAAAAACTAATTTACAATATAATGCAAATATTAAATTTAAAACTATTGTATTATTAAATGCAGATAGTTTAACAAATGATGCACAATCTGCATTACGTAGATGTATTGAATTATTCAGTTATAATACACGTTTTTTTATTATTGTTGAAAATAAATACAAATTATTAAATCCTATATTATCACGATTTTGTGAAATATACATACCTGAATATATGGAAAATACAAAAATAGTCAATTTGCATAAAAAATACATGAATACAATATTAAATATCGATTTACAACAACAATTGAAACATGAATGGTTTAAAAAAAATATGAATTTAGAATTGAACCATATTTATCTATTAAATAAAAGTGTTGAAATATATGAACAGGGTTATTCGTGTTTAGACTTAATTGAATATTATAAAAGTAATAATGAATTTGATGAAAAAACAAAGTCATTAATAACACTTTGTTTTAATAAAGTAAAAACTAAATTTAAATGTGAAAAATTATTATTATTTTATATGCTTGATTTTATTTATTTACGTAATAACAAAGAAATTCATGATTTATAATTCTAATTCATGATCAAATGTTTTATCAAATTTCATTTTTACAAAACATTTTAAGCATACTAAACAATCTACTAATGAATTATGCAAATTATTAGGAGTTTCGTTAAATAACTTTTCATATAATTCAATTAGTTTTGGATTTTTTTTATAATTTCCAAATTTTCCTTTAATATAAATATTTGTTACATGTTTACCCATTAACATTGTACAGTGCAATTTCAATCCCCATAATTCATTGAACGTGTCGTTAAATAATACCCAAATATCACCAAATTTATTAATTTGTAATTTTTCAAAATTTCTTATAATCTCCAATTGTATCATTTTTTTATCAAACTCAATATTATGACCTACTATATTTTTAGAATTCATATAGTAAGTGTAAAATTCATTTAATGCTTCAATTATACTTACGCCATTGTCACACATTTCTTTAGTTATTTTATTGATTTTAAACGCTTGACTATTAAAATCAATTTCATCTGTTTGTTTTATATATTTGTTGTATGTTTTAACTATTTCATTTGTATTTTCATTATAAATAATAAAACTCAATTGAACAATATAAGGATAATTACATTTCGTTATATCTTTAGTGTCTTTTGGCCAAAGACCATTTGTTTCCGTATCAAATACTATAATTAAATTGTCGTCCATAATGTTTATGATGGTTTATTAAAAAAATATTTTTTTTTCAATTTTTATATTTTATTGTATTATAAGTAAATAATTATATTTAAATAGTATATATGTCTAGTAAAATTCAAACTAAAGAAGAATTTGATGAAGAAATAAATGAAATAAGATCAATAATAAATGCACAAAAAGAAACGGTTGATAATAATATTCAATTGTCTACAGAAAATGATCAATTAATTCGAAATGTTGATAATACAATAGCAACACGTAATGAAGCATTAGATCAACAAAATGCACAAAATAGTAGTTTAATTCAAGAAAAAACTCAATTAGAAAATGATTTACAAGCATTAAGAGATAAAAATAATAATTTGGAATCAGAAAAATCTCTTATAATTTCAACTTTTAAAAATGATGAAAAAAAAAATCAAAAAAAATTTGCTGATTATAAATTCAACTTAGAAAAAAAATACAATCAAGATATAAATGCAACCAAAATAGGCTTTAGAAACCAAATAAATTCTTTAAATCGTAGTAATTCAGATTTAAATCGTGCTAATTCAGATTTAAATCGTGCTAATTCAGGGTTAAAATCTCAAATTGAACAAATCGGTTCTCAACTTCAAGAAATAGATATTAAAAATCAGAATGAATATATTAAAAATAGAAATGTAGCTGAAAAAATTATATATGATTTAAAAAAAGAGAAGCTGAAATTAGAAGATCAACTTGAACAAATAAATAATGAAGGTCATAGTGACATTGATAGTGACAGTGATAGTGATAGTGAAAATCAAGGTGATAATAACAGTGAAAATCAAGGTGATAATGAAAGTGATAGTGACAGTGATAGTGACAGTGATAGTGATAGTGATAGTGATAGTGATAGTGATAGTGACAGTGATAGTGACAGTGACGATCCATGTGAGTTTGATGAAGAAGAATATGAAAAAAAAAAGAAAGAAATATCTTTTACTAGATATTTAAATAGTGTTATTTTTGATGGTTGTTTTGCAAAAACATTGACAAATAATTCATCAACAATACATAAATATATATCTTTAAAAGAAATAGACCAAAATATTTTAAAATATATCAAATTACTAGAAACAACAATAAAACGTGATTATAATAATAAGGAAGTACAAAAACTACCATTTAATAATTTCAAATCATTTATTAATACTAATTTTTATTTCGATAATACAAACAATAGAAAAGTTGGTTT